GGGGAAAGACGTTCAAAATGCAGAGCAGGCTACAGCTTACTGCCACTGGGTATTCAACAAAGTGGGTGGATATAACGTACTTAGTAACGCTATACATGATTCTTTAGTTAAAAAAGTAGGTCTGGTTAAAGTCTGGTGGAACACTGAGACTATTGCTAAATCTTACACTTATGAGAATCTATCAGATCAAGAAATGCAGGTTTTGGTTAACAAAGAAGGTGTTGAAGTTGTAAAGCATCGACAAGACATTGAAATGGAAATGGATGAATTTGGCTTAGAAATTGAGCGAAATGTTCATAGTATGGTTATTTCTCACAAATATGAAGAAGGTGAGATGGTAATCGAAGGTATACCGCCAGAAGAATTTTTCATTGATGGTTCAGCTAAATCCATTGAAGATGCTTACATTGTTTGTCACAGAAGCGAGAAACGCGCTGGCGACCTTGTAGCTATGGGATTTGACCAAGATGTAGTTGATAATTTAAGTGGTTCAGATGAAAACACGTTAATTGGTAATGTAGAAAAAATACAGCGTTTTGGTGATTCAATCCAAGATGATGAAACAGTTGATAATGACCCTTCAATGAGATTAGTTTTAGTCACAGAAGCTTACCTAAGAATAGATGCAGAAGGTGACGGTATACCTACCCTTCATAAATTTGTTTGTGGTGGTACTGATTATGAAGTGCTTGAAATGGAGCCGTGGGACAAAGCACCATTTGCTGATTTCCACGTTGACCCAGAACCACACGCATTTTATGGTCGTTCATTAGCGGAATTGGTTATTAACGATCAAGATACTACTACTAGCGTACTACGCGGAATACTAGATAACGTAGCATTGGTAAACACGCCACGACTTGAAGTTAATGAAGATATGGTGGAAATGGACGATGTGCTTAACAACGAGATTGGCGCAATCATTCGTAGTGAGCAGATTGGCTCTGTTAATCCATTAACGGTTCCGTTTGTGGCAGGCTCTACGCTTCCAGCGTTACAGTATTTAGATATGCTAGTTGAAGAAAAAACAGGCATTACCAAAATGAGCATGGGATTAAACCCTGATATGCTCCAGAATACTTCTGCTACAGCCGCATCACTTACAGCCCAAGCGGGTGCTGGACAAGTAGAAGTTATGGCTAGAAACCTTGCAGAAGGAACTAAAAAGCTATTTCAACTAATGCTACACGTTGCAATACAAAACTCCCCAGACGAGCAAATGATGCGTTTAAACGGGCAATTTGTACCTGTTGACCCTAGTGTCTGGGATGCAAATATGGATATGGAAATTAATGTTGGATTAGGCACTGGGCAAGAAGATGCTAAAGCAGCCGCATTAATGCAAACTTTCCAAACTCAGCAGCAAATTTGGCAAACTTATGGCCCACAAAATGGCTTAGTTAGCATGACACAAATGAGAAACACTTTAGCAGATACTTTGGCATTAAGTGGGTTCAATAATGCAGACCGCTATTATGCACCTATGAATCCTGAGACTGAGCAGCAGCTAATGGCACAAATGGCAGAGCAAGCCGCACAAGGTGAGAAGGGCGACCCAATGGCGCAAGCATTAATACAAGCTGAACAAATTAAAGCACAAGCCAGTATGCAGGGCCAGCAAATGAAGTTGCAGGGCAAGATGCAGGGCGATCAGATCAAGATGCAAGCAGATATGCAAGTTAAAGCTGCCGAAATGCAATCCAAACAAGGTCAAGAATTGGCTGAATTGCAACTAAAGTATCGTGAATTGCAATCATCTAATGACTTGGAGCGTGACCAGATGAACCAAGACCTTCTTGTGGAGGCTGCTAAGATTCTAGGCCAGTACGGTACAGCAGTTGACGTTGAACGTGTCAGGGTAATGCAAAATTCTCCACGGGATGAAATGGGCAATATGCTATGATCTTAAAGGCTCAAGCAGAACATTTACTCAAAGATGATACATTTACGACAGTATTTGATATAATCCGACAAGAACAGATAAAAAAGTTTTTAAAGTCTAGCAAATCTGATACGGAAACTAGAGAAGATGCTTATGCAATGACGCAGGCATTAAACCAGTTTGAACATATTTTGAAAAATGCAGTTACTAATCAGGATATGAAAGACAAACGCAGCAAATAAAGGATAGCACCGTGGAAACGACTAACCCAGTAAGTTTAGAAAGTGCAGCAGATGCACTATTGGTTCAAGTAGAGCCAGAAACAACCGAAGTAAACAATACTGAAACCGAAATAGTAGATGTTGAAGATACAGAGGTTGAGCAAGAATCTGAATTGGAATCTGATGATGATGTAGAATACGCAGAATTAGAAGATGAAAGTGAAGGTGAATATGAAGCATCGGACGAACAGGAAGCCGATCAAGTTGAGCCTAATACTTACTCTATTAAAGTTGATGGGGAAAATGTAGAAGTAACTCTAGATGATCTAAAGCGAGACTATTCAGGCCAGCAATATATTCAAAAGGGCATGAAACAAGCAGCAGAGGCTAGAAAGCAAGCGGAAGAAGCCTATAATGGCCTAAACCAACAGCGTGAAAGCCTTAATCAGCTAATGCAACAGGTGCAGCAGCAGGGGGTTATGGTACAACCTACTCCACCCGCGAAAGAGTTATTGCAAAATGACCCACTAGGGTACATTGAAGCAGACGCTACTTATCGTGAAGATATGGGTAAGTTCCAAGTCCAGCAGCAGCAGTTAAATCAGCAACATCAGGCAGCGCAGCAAGCGCAAGGACAGGCTAGTAAGGCCCACTTGCAAGAGCAAATGTCAGAACTGACTAAAGCAATCCCAGAATTTGGTGACGCTACTAAAGCATCCAAAATGAAGGAAAGTTTATTAAAGCAAGGTATGAATGAGGGCTACAGTTCAGAAGAAATGTCGTCAATTATTGACCACCGAGCAATGAAAGTTTTACATAAAGCAATGCTATACGATCAAATGCTTAAAGGGGAAGGAAATGTACAATCCAAACTCAAAAAAGCTAGACCGTTAATGAAAGCTGGTGCTAAAAAGCAACCTGACAGTGTGGCTAAAATGCGCGTTAAAAAAATGTCTCAGTTGAAAAAGTCAGGCAGTATACATGACGCTGCCGCATTATTGTTTGAAAGTTAAACTTAAATTATTTAGGAAGAAATTATCATGGCACAACCCACTCACACATTTGACACATACGATACCAAAGGTATTCGTGAAGATTTGTCTAATGTAATCTATGACGTATCACCCGAAGAAACTCCATTACTTAGCGCAATCGCCAAAGTAAAGGCAACTAATACTTTCCATGAATGGCAAACAAACGCACTACGAGCAGCAGCAGCTAACCACCATGTAGAAGGTGGAGATACTGGCGCAGCAGCAGTCACGGCTACTGATAGGATTGGTAACTACACACAGATTTTCAAAAATTCTGTGATTACTTCTGGCACAAACGATGTTGTTGAAGCTGCTGGTCGTAGTAACTCAGAAATGAGCTACAATATTATTCGTGTTGCCACAGAGCAAAAGCTAGATATGGAAAAAGCTTTGTTTGAAAACATTGCTCGCGTAGCTGGTAATGCTACTACTCCACGAAAATTGGCTGGCCTTGGTGCTTGGCTAAAGAGCAACGTAGTAAACATTGGTGCAAACGGAGCTAACCCTTCTGGTGCTGTAGCTGGTGCTACTGCCCGTACAGATGGTACTAAGTCAGTATTCAACCAAGCTAAGTTTGATTCTTGTATGCAGCAAGTTTGGGCTTCTGGCGGCAAGCCTGACACTGTTTACCTTTCAGCTTTCCAAATGAACAAAGCATTGGGATTTGTTGGTAATAACAACCAGCGTCAAAATGGAGCTACAGGTTCAGTAGACAACAATATTGCGGTCTATCTAACACCTTGGGGCAGCGTTTCGTTCCAGCCAGTTCGTGAAAGTCGTTCGCGTGATGTTTGGATTATCGAAAACGATAAGCTAGCATTGGCTACTCTACGTCCAATGAAAAACGAAGCGTTAGCTAAAACAGGTGACAACGAGCATCGTCAAGTAGTCTGTGAAGCAACCTTGGTTGTTCGTTCACAAGCTGCATTGGGTCTAATTGCTGATTGTACCGATAGCTAAACATAATTTAGTTATGCACAAAGGGGGTGCTTTTGCGCCCCTTTTTTTTAAGGAATTATTATGGCTAAGATTAGCGAACAATTTTATAAAGACGGGGATAAATTAATCCACGTTAAGCAGCAGGATTATAGTTCGGCATTAAACCAAGCCGAGGCAATGCGCCAGAACGGAAATGCTCATTTTGGTGAATCTGTATGTGTTGGTGTAATTGATAGGGCATTAATGGGTGAATGGCTAAAAGAAGCTGGAGTTAAATGGGACGACCCTGCCGCACAGGACGTAGTTAAACGTAAAATGTTGTCAGGTGAATTTGATAAGTTAAGGGTCTGGGAAGGTAATTACTAATGAATTATTTTACAGAAGATGAATTAAAATGCACCCATACTGGTGAGTGCAAAATGGATGATTCTTTTATGTATAAAATAAATACCATTAGAGAAGTGTGTGATTTCCCCTTCACGGTAACTTCTGCATACAGACACCCCACACACCCTATTGAAGCAAAGAAGGCTAAAGCAGGCTCACACGCGTCTGGAAGGGCTATTGACATTGCAGTGCGAGGTGATAAGGCTCACAAACTTATTGAAGTGGCACTAGCTTATGGCATTACAGGTATAGGCGTTGCTCAAAAAGGCGGTTCAAGATTTATTCATTTAGATGATTTAGATAAAGCCAGTGGCTATTCACGGCCCACTGTCTGGAGTTACTAATGAGTTTTCTAAGTTTTTTAAATCCAATCGCAAGTATTGGTAAGACATATTTAGAAGGTAAGAACCAAGTTGCAAAGGCTAAGTCAGCAGCAGCTATTTTAGGCTTACAAGCAGAAGCAGAAGTTAAAACAGCAGGTGCTAGAGCAGCTAACAAGCTAGCTGATGATGGTCAGACACAAGACTTTAATCTTGATTTGGTCGCAATGCAGCAAATGGATAAGTCATTTTTAGATGAAATAATGATTGCTTTGTTACTGGTTCCTATTGCAGCGTCATTTCTTGGATACCAAGCAGAAGTTTCAGCAGCATTTGAATCATTTTCTGCTATGCCTGATTGGTATCAATATCTAGTATTGGGTGTGTATATAGTAAAATTCGGTATGCGTGGATTGCTCACCAAGCTAATGAGTGGCAAGCTATCTGGAATCAAGTTGAAATAGATTCTATTTTTTCTTTAATTGCGTCAGATTTAGTTTTGTAATACTTGCTAAATTTACTTCCACCTTTAACCGCATCATCATAAGCCTCCATTTCAATCTTTAATTGATTAATTTGCTGCTGTTGCGCTATTTTTTGTTTCAAAGTCATTGTTTAATGCCTGATTTATTAGTTGTTGGCGTTTTTTGGCTATCCTAGAGTGCAAATCATTAGCATCTGCGGCAGATACACAAGATGATTGTGACCTACCTAGAAGTTTAGCGCAGTCTTTGTACGACAATCCAATGGAGCGTAATTCTACCAGATTAGTTAGTTCAGTAGTTTTCCAATAAATGTTTGGACGGGAAAATGTTTTAGTTTTTGGTTGCATCTTACCGCTAGCAAAATTAAAAGTTAGTTTTGGTTTAAATACAATGCTCATCCTTTATCCCTTCCTATGTAATGATTCCGTTCAGCGTATAATACGCCATGATGTGTGTAGCCTATAAGCCGAGCTATTTTTCTTGCGCTGTACCCTTTTCTTCTAAAATTAATAATTGTGTTTAACGGTATTTTGACTTTGTGTTGCAACCTAGACTTTAAACCCATTTTATTTGCTTTTATACGAACAGCATTTGGTGACTTATTGAGCAGTGACGATAAGGCCGCTACTGGCAACTTACCGTACTGATCTTTAAGTAGTTTAGTCTGGTTGTAATTCCAGATCATTTTTTATACCTCTAGCGATAGAATAAATGTTGGTCTATATGGTTAACTAATGTCATATTAGCAGACCATTTTGGCGGTTCAATCCAATCTGCAAAATAGTGTGTTGCTCCTTGTGATATATCAGTTACCGTCTTGTAATAAATATGTTGAGCTAATATAGTAGCCTCTAACATAGCCTTTTCATTTTTTGGCTTGTCAGACATTCCATCACAAAACCAGCTATATTGGCACTGGTGTCTAATAGGGTCTTCACTCCAAGCATTGTATCTGGCTTGTTTTACCACTTCACATACTGTATCAGGGTATCTGCTATCTTCAACTCTGTTCATTGTAGAAAAGCCAACCATAAGCTGGCCTGCGATTGATTCGCTCCTAGCCTCAAAGTATAGGTTAAGAGCCAAACACATGACGGCTGCGCTAATCATTTACGCTTACCATTTAGTTTTTCGTAAAGTTCCCATTCTTTATTAATTTTAATAAAGTCATTATGTGCTATAGATAATTTATTTTCTGCGTCAGATATTTCTTTTCTAATGGCCCTAGTTATTTCAAACTTATCATTCCATTCAGTAGCTATTCGACTTAACTCTGGGTTTTCTTCAAAAACTGTTTTCTTATGAATTGTAAAAATTTTCATAAAACACTCCTTAATCGTTAGTATTTTCATCCATCCATCTGTAAAAGTATTCGCTATACTGACTGCTCGACATTTCTTGCACCTCATCAATCGTGTAATTATTTGATTTTTTCTCACCGATTGACACCATGTAATCATCAATTTCTTCATTTTTACCTACAAGGTAATTTCCAATTTTACTCATGTTATGCTCCGTTTTATTATTAACCTACAACTAATTATACACAGTCATGTGTCTTATGCAACACCTTATTGTATAGATAAACAATTAAAGTGTAATTAATTCTTTAATAAGATGGGCTGGTAGTCATTGCGGTGTGACGTTCTTTAGCTAGTTTATACCTACGGTAGTCAGCCAGTGATTGCTCCCTGCCACCACGCTTGTCTGCTTCATAGATCATCATTACAACTTTGTCTGTTTCTATCGTAGCGCGTTGACTGCTTGTTGGCCCTACGCGTTCAAATGGCTCATTCTCAACTAAGCCACGATTTCTTAGGTCTTGCATTATTGAGGCGTAAGAACATAAGTAGCGACAGTGAAGTAACATAACTCCACAATTACCTTCTTTGATGTGGAACCTATCATCACCACCACAACATGGGCATGGGCCTTTATACTCACCACCCATCTTTTTTAAACCTAATCCTTCTGCAATATATGGTATGTTCATGCTGCATTGCTCCGTTTTGCGTACCTTATCTGGGTACTTGTTATGTATTTTCTTGTTTCATCAGATATTCCATTGGAAAGCATCTGAGGTTTAATCATGTTAGGCCATACACCGTATCGTTCACGGTACTTATGACTAGCCCAACTAGTCTTATAGCCCTTACTACGAGTGTACAACAATAGCTCTGAATAGAAAACACTTTTGTCTTGCTTTGTGTCTTTTCTGTTTCTTTGGTCTGGTGTTAATCGTTGTAGAATTTCA